TATCAGGAACTACAAGTTTAGGATCAGAAACTGTAATAGCTAAAGCAGATGTATCTATAACTGGTTTATCTGCTACTGGAGAAATACAAGGCGTTAATATTTGGTCTATAATAGATGATTCACAAACAGCAAGTTATAGTAATATATCAACAACACAAACAGCAAATTATTCAGAAATTTCTACTTCACAAACACCAGATTGGAGTGAAGTAGCATAATAAAATTATAAAGAGGAATATATAATGGCAAGTTCATATGTAAATGATTTAAGATTAAACGAGATGGCTACTGGTGATGCTAGTGGTACATGGGGTGAAACTACAAATACTAATCTTGAATTAATAGCAGAAGCTTTTAGTTATGGCACAGAAGCCATTACTACAAATGCTGATACGCATACTAGCACTATAGCTGATGGTGCTACAGACCCTGTTAGGTCTATGTTTGTTAAATATACAGGCACATTAGATTCTACTTGCACTATAACTATAGGACCTAATACTGTATCTAAATTATGGGTTATAGAAAATGGAACAAGTGGTTCTCAATCTATAATTATTAAACAAGGTACTGGTGCTACAGTAACAATACCTACTGGTAAAACTAAAGTAGTTTATTCAGATGGAGCAGGTTCTGGTGCAGCAGTTGTAGATGCTTTTGCTTCTTTAAATTTAGAAACAAGTGGAATTATAGAAAGTAGTTCTTCTATTCAAACACCTCTTATAGAATATACCGATGGTGATGATGCCATGACCATAGCAGATGGTGGTGGTGTTACCTTTGCACAAACAGCTACTTTTAGTGATGACATTATTATAGGCGATGGTAAAACTATAGGATCAGCCTCTGATGTAGACGCTATGACTATAGCCTCTAACGGACAAGTCACTTTTTCACAAACTCTTATTGGTACCGCATTAGACATATCTGGCGATATAGACGTAGACGGAACTACGAACCTTGATGTGGTCGATATAGACGGAGCTGTAGATATGGCTTCTACTCTACAAGTAGATGGAGCTATTACAGGATCAAGCACAATCAATGGCGTAGGTATATCTTCTAATATATCTAACTTTACTAGCAGTATATTAATAAGTAACGATGCTGGTACAGGCACTTTAAGTAGTGCTAATTATAATACAGGTTTAGGTTGGGAAGTATTTGATGACTTAACAACAGGTGATAATAATGTTGGTTTAGGTTATCAAGCACTTACAAAATTAACAACAGGTTCAGGAAATCATGGTATAGGTAGAACTGCATTAGAAAAAAATACCACAGGTAGCGAAAATACTGCTGTTGGTAATAATGCACTTAATGCTAACACAACGGCAGACAACAACACAGCAGTTGGTTCAAATGCTTTAGTGTCAAACACCACTGGTGCATCAAATACAGCTTTAGGTAAAGGTAGTTTACAGTCAAATACAACAGCAAACAGTAATACTGCTGTAGGTTTTGATGCTTTAAATGACAATACAACAGGTGCAAACAATACTGCTATAGGTGCAGGAACTTTAGATAAAAACACCACAGGAAGTTACAATGTTGCATTGGGTTCAGCAGCTCTCGATGCTAATACTACAGGTTCAGATAGTACAGCTGTTGGTTATGCTGCACTATCAGCAGCAACCACAGGTGGTCAAAATAGTGCTTTAGGTTATTTAGCTTTACAAGATTTAACAACTGCTACAGGAAATACTGGAATTGGGTATCAAGCTGGTAAAGATATAACCACAGGAACTAATAATACTTTTATAGGTAATAATTCAGGTATAGCACAAACTACTGCATCTAATAATACAGCAGTAGGACATGCAACTTTAGCAGCAAATACTTCTGGTAACGGATTAGTTGCAGTTGGGTCTAATTGTTTAGATGCAAATACCACTGGTAATAATAACACAGGAATAGGTAGGTCAGCTCTAGGTGCAAACACTACGGGTGCTAGTAATACAGCTGTTGGTTATGCAGCTTTAGACACCAACACTACAGGTGCACAAAATACAGCATTAGGCTATGCTGCTTTAGACGCCAACACAACAGGTGGTAACAACGTAGCAGTAGGTATGTCTGCACTTGATGCGAATACTACAGCCGACAATAATACAGCTATAGGTTATGAATCTTTAACTGCTAATACTACAGGTACTAACAATACAGCAGTAGGCTTACAATCTTTAGCAGCAAACACTACAGGTAATGATAACGTAGCAGTCGGTGCTAGGTCACTTGATGCTAATACCACAGGTGCTGGAAATGTAGCAGTGGGTGAAGATTCATTATCTGCTAATACTACTGCTAATGATAATACAGCGATAGGACAAAATGCGTTGAAAGTTAATACCACAGGTACAGCTAATGTTGCTGTGGGTACTTCTGCATTAGATGCTAACACCACAGCAGATAACAACACAGCTGTTGGTAAAAGTGCTCTAACAGCAAACACCACAGGTGAAGGAAACGTAGCAGTAGGTAGTTTAGCACTTGATGCTAATACAACAGCAGCAAATAATACTGCAATTGGTTATTTTTCTTTAAGTGCAAACACTACAGGAACGCAAAACGTAGCAGTAGGTACACAAGCATTAAAAGCTAATACCACAGCAAATAATAATACTGCTATTGGTATGAACGCTTTAATAGAAAACACTACAGGAACAGAAAATACAGCACTAGGTTCTTTATCGTTAGATGCTAACACTACAGGAGATACAAACGTAGCAGTAGGGTATGCAGCACTTTCAGCTAACACAACAGCAGACGAAAATACTGCTGTAGGAGCAGTTGCTTTATTAGCTAATACTACGGGAGCTTATAATACAGCTGTAGGTAGAAGTGCTTTAACAGCAAACACTACAGCAGACTTTAATACAGCTGTAGGTAGAGCTGCCTTAGCAGCCAATACTACAGGTGCTTCAAATGTAGCTCTTGGTGGTAATGCTCTTGATGCTAACACCACAGGTTCAACAAATACAGCTCTTGGTACTTCAAGTTTAAGTGCAAACACAACAGCAAGTAATAATGTAGCTGTTGGTTCAAATGCTTTAGCAGCAAATACTACAGGTAATAATAATACAGCAATAGGTAAAGATGCTTTAGCAACAAACACAGTAGGCGATAGAAACGTAGCTGTAGGTCTCCAAGCCTTAACAACATACAATCCTGCTAGTAATGAAGATGCTTATAATGTAGCTGTTGGACATGGTGCATTAAAAAATACAACCACAGGTACTAAAAATACAGCGATCGGTGGTTTAGCTATGGAAACTAATACCACAGGAGTAGATAATACATCTCTTGGATATGGTGCTTTATTCGCTAATACAACTGCTTCAAATAATGTAGCAGTAGGTAAATCTGCTTTAGGTGCAAATACTACAGGAACTAATAATGTGATGGTGGGTGCAAACGCTGGTGATGCTATTACTACAGCTAGTAATAACACAGGTATTGGACATGACGCTTTAGGAGCTAATACAAGTGGAGATACTAATACTGCTGTGGGCAGTACAGCTTTGAACACAAATACAACAGGTGCAGGTAATACAGGCGTTGGTTTTGGTGCTCTAACAGCAAACACTACAGGTACAAGAAACGTAGCAGTTGGAGCTTTAGCATTAGACGCTAATACTACAGCTAACGATAACGTAGCTATTGGATATGATGCTGCTACTGCTAATACTACAGGAACACAAAACACAATAGTCGGTACTTATGCTTTTGATGCTAATACTACAGGCAGTAATAATACAGCTGTTGGTAGAGCTTCATTAAGTTCTAACACTACTGCTGACAATAATACAGCAATAGGACATTCCGCAGGTGAAGCATTAACTACAGGTAACAGAAATACATTTGTAGGTAGTCTTACAGGAGATGCTACTGACGATGGTGTAGAAAATGTAGCAGTAGGATACTCAGCATTAAGTGCAAACTGCGGAGACCATAATGTTGCTATAGGTGAAGAATCTTTGCCTGCGTGTACTGGTGCAGGAAATACTGCTGTTGGACGAGCTTCTGGTCTTGGTGTTACTAGCGGTGGAAACAATCTGCTTTTAGGCGAAGATGCAGGAAGAACAGGAAGTCCAGGCGGCAACATAACTACAGGCAGTAATGTAATTGTACTTGGTGATGAAAATATTACCGCAGCAAATATACAAGTAGACTGGACAGTAGCTTCTGATAAGCGTGATAAAACAGATGTAACCCCAATGGAGATGGGTTTAGACTTTATTAATAAGTTAGAACCTGTTACTTATAAATGGGATAAAAGAAGTAAGTATGTTGAACAAGGCGAAGACTTTAAAGACCTAATTACCGATGGTACTCATAAAGAAGATTGGTTAGATACTGGGTTCTTAGCTCAGGATGTAGTAAAATTAGAATCTGAGTATGGTTACAATATAGCTGATAAAACAAACCTTACAACTACCCTCAGTGATGACGGTAATCAATATGGTTTAACATATAGTAAATTTGTACCTATGTTAGTTAAGTCAGTTCAACAACTGTCTACGCAAGTAGATGAATTAAAAGCCGAAATACAAACCTTAAAGGAGAAATAAAATGGCAGTAAGTAAAGCAATAACAAAATGTGTTCCCTATGTAAACTCATCTAGTAAAGTAGATAAGTGGGATATAGAGATGACATATACAAATGATAGTGAGGGTGACAGCACTTACTATGTTTCTACTTTTAACACTACAGTAGAGCAATCAGTAAATGGTTTTTCACTTAAAGCTAAAAGCAGTTGGTCTAATGCTGATTTAGTGGCTATCTGTCCTGTATCTCATTGGGATACAGTATTCGCTAGTCAAGTAGATAGTGTTATTACTAATCCACCTGTTGAGAGCACACCAGACCAAGCATTTAGCGTACCTAGTTAAGTATGAGCCAGGGGGACGTTCAATACAAATTTCATAACATGCCTGCGGTATATGTCTTAGAGACACAAATGCCGCAAGACATGATTGATGATGTCAACGACTATATGGATGAATATAGAGAAAGTAAAAATAAAGAATCATTAGCTAAAACATTAGTTGGTCAAATACATAGTGGAGAACAATTATTATTAGATCACACAGACAAGCGTTTGATTGCATATAATGATTTTGTATGTAGTTTGGGTGCTGAATATATTAGAAACTTTGCTAATATGGGTAATAAATTAAAAAATGCAAAAAGAGTTGAAATTGATGAAACTTGGTCAGTTCATAGTTATGATGGTGACTATAATCCTATTCACGATCATGGCACTAAAACTCTTATGGGTATATCTACTACAGCTTGGACTAAAGTACCTTCACAAATAGGCAAAAAAGCTACAGCTAATAGTCCAACTTATTCTTTGTATAATGAATCAGGACATTCAGACGGCTGTATAGCTTTTCAATATGGACAAGTTTCAGTTATAGATAGTGATAGACTGAAACCAGCACAATCATTTGTTATGACTCCAGAAGTAGGTAAATTATTAATATTTCCGTCTTGGTTACAACATATGGTGTATCCGTTCAAAGGCAAAGGCGAGAGAAGAACAATTGCCTCAAACCTTAATTGTTGGGATATAATAGAAGAAAATATAAATAAAGGGGTTAACTAATGGTTAAAAAAGAAAAAGAGAATGATAAAGGCCCAATAGTTTCTGTTGATGGTACAGAAATGTATGTTAGGGATCTTAATGAAAATCAAAGATATTTATATCATCAAATAGAAGATTTGAGTCGCAAGCAATTTACGGCACAAAGCGAATTAGATCAAATAAATGCCGCTTTAAGCGTTTTTAAAAATGCTTTTGTAAATTCTACAAAAAAGCAGGCAGATGAAGTTTTACAGGAGAATAATAATGAAATGGTGGACTAAATTAGTTGATAAAGTAACAGGAACAGAAAAAGTGCAAGTTCGTGCTAGAAACGACAAAGGCCGATATGTTGCTGATGATAAATCAACGCCTGATGTAAATGAAGCGTACACAACAAAAAGAGTTAAGAAAACTAAAAAGTAATGGCTGATGCACCAGATGCATTTGTTTATAATGCAACTCTTGAAAGAATAGTAGATGGCGACACCTTTGACTGTAGTTTAGATCTTGGCTTTGATGTAAAACTACACAAGCAAAGAGTTCGCCTTGCTCAGATTGACACACCAGAATCACGCACAAGAGATCTTGCAGAAAAAAAACTTGGTCTTGCTGCAAAAGCCAGGCTTGCAGAGTTATGTGTAGGTAAAATTAAAGTTAAGTCTTTAGGTAAAGGCAAGTATGGGCGCATCCTTGGTATTCCATATACAGAGGATGGTAAAGACATTTGCCAAATACTGATAGATGAGGGACATGCAGTTCCTTATGATGGCGGTAAGAAAACCAAGGTATGGGGTGATTACTAAAGTATGGAGTCTGCCGTCCAATTAATTCAAGAGGTTGGGTTTCCAATAGCAGCAGCGTTAGGTCTTGGCTGGTTTATTTACAAACTTATTATGCGTATTGTTGACGGTATGGAAACAAAACTTGATACTGTTGATGAAAAAGTAGAAGGTCAGATTGCTGCAATTGAAGAGAGATTAGGTACAAAACTTGATAGTCAACACGGTATTTTAGTAGCATTAATAGATAGAATTAGAAGCCTTGATAATGAGATTATTAGACAAGACACACTAATAAAAACTATACTAGGAGTACCACAATTAATTGATAGCAATAAAATTGCTAAGGCAGATAGAGATGACCAAAGGAAAGATTAGTTTACCACTACACTACAAAATAATTATTATTTGGGCTTTAGTTTTACTTGTTGGCATAACTTGCGTAAATATAAATGCAGACACAATTACTTTTAAATTTAAAAATCCAAGTTTTAGTGGAGTAAATACTAGCTCACATTATCTCACTATAGAAAATCAAGAACATATGCGTAAGATGACTATAAAAGAAGAAATAAAAGCTTTGCAAGATGAACTTGAAAGAGATGCAGAGAATACAACTTTAGCAAGGTTTTTAAGGAATTTAGAAAGTAGAATATACGCACAAATATCAAGACAGATAGTTGAAAACATGTTTGGGGAAACACAATCGACTGAAGGATCGTTTGAGCTTGAGGGCAACATAATATCTTACAAGATTGAAGATGGCATGATAATACTAACAATTTTTAACTCAAATGATGGAACAACGACTGTTATTGAATTGCCTTTTGGCGATTTCAGTTTCTAGCTGTAGTCTTTTAGACGTAGTACAAGAAACTAATCCTAAAACTTTTAATTTAGAAGGAAGAGAAAGTTTTAGCATATATAAACTGCAATCAACAGAACTAGCAAATATAACACCACCTACAATAAAACCGGTTGTCGCTGTTTATCCTACATCTTTTTTAGATCAAACAGGACAAAGAAAAAGTAATAGCGAGTTTGCTTTGTTTTCATCTGCTATTACCCAAGCACCTTATACAATATTGATACGTTCTCTCAAACATGCAGCAGACGGTAATTTCTTTCGTGTTGTAGAGCGTGTAGGTTTAGACAATCTAACAAAAGAAAGACAGTTAATAAGATCCACCAGGGAACAGTTAGGTGATGAAAATGGATTAGGTCCACTGCTTTTTGCAGGCGTCTTGCTAGAAGGTGCAGTTGTATCGTATGATAGTAATATTGCTACAGGAGGTATTGGAGCTAGGTACCTTGGTATTGGCTCTAGTATGCAGTACCGAGAGGATAGCGTAACCGTTAGTTTGAGAATGGTATCTGTAGCAACTGGCGAAATATTAATAGAAGTAATGTCGCAAAAAACTATCTATAGTTATGGCCAATCACAAGATGTTTTTAGATTTATTGAAATAGGAACAGAATTGGTTGAAATAGAAACGGGAGCCACCCGCAACGAGAGCACTACTCTGGCTTTAATGAAAGCTATCGAAGGTGCAGTTTTAGAAATTATAAATATAGGAAATACAAGAGGGTATTGGAAATATGAAGAAACTAATTAATATTGTTTTATTTATGTCTCTTTCTATAGTTGCGGATAATGAGATTTATGTAGATCAAACAGGTAATTCAGCTGCTATAGATTTAGAACAACAAGGTGGTTCAAACCTTATAGGTGGTAGCCAAGCTGAAACAGGCAGCATGACTGCGTTAGATCTTGATGGGGTGTCAATGATACTTGACATCAATCAGATTGGCGCATCAAACGTATTTAGATCAGATGCTATAGATGGTGATAACTTTACTGGATTCTTTGAGTTTTCAGGCGATAGTAACGTTTTTGACATTTTAATGGATAGCACAGGTCTTATAGACTCTGATTACATCAATATGAATATAAATGTTACAGGATCAAGCAACACGTTTGATTTAGCGGTCGCAGAAGATGATGACGCATCATATTTAGATTTAGATTGGATTATTACTGGGGGCAGTAATGAGTTTGATTTTGATATAGATTACGCAAATGCGATAAACTATGTAGATGTTAATGGTAGCAGCAACACAATTAATTTCAGTGGTAGTGGATATGGTGGCACAACATCAGCTGATAGTGGATATTTTTACTTGGATTTAGATGGTAGCTCAAACACACTCGATATTACGCAATCTTCAACGCTTGCAAGGGACTATATCAAGCTTATTACAAATACTTCTAATAGTAATATTTGTATCACTCAAAACGACCAAGGTACAAGCACAAGCTGTTGATATAGGGGACATATCTGAGTTATCTGGTTCTGCTAGCGTTGTTAGGGATCAGCCTTATAACGCTACAGTAAATTTTGGTATACAAACAAATGATGAGGCTATTACCAATAATGGCCGTATGGCTATTAAGTTTTTAGATGATAGTCAAGTAAAGCTTACAGAACACTCCCAGCTTTTAATAAACGAATACATTTTTGATCCTGATCCAGATAAATCAAAAATGGCCCTTACCTTTGCTCTAGGAACTACTAGATTCATTACCGGTAATCTAAACCGTATTAACAAACAAAATATTTCTTTACGAACTCCAACTGCAAATATAGCTATACGTGGTACTGACTTTACAGCAACCGTAAATGAATTAGGCGAGTCATTAATTATATTACTGCCAGATGAATACGGTATATCAAGCGGGGAAATAGAGGTTATTACTGCAACAGGAAGTGTCATACTTAATAAACCCTTTGAAGCTACGACAGTAAACGTTTTTGAAAGTGCCCCATCTAAACCTGTAATTTTAGATCTTACCTTAGATCTTATTGATAATATGTTAATTATTTCACCACCAGAGGAAGTAGCTGTGGAAACCGAAGAAGTTATAGTAAAGTCTGACAGTATTTTAGATTTTAATGATCTTGATATTGATTACCTTGATGAAGATTTTTTAGATAATGAAGCTGATCTTGAATTTACAGAACTAGATATAAATTACCTTGACGTAAATTTTTTAGAGGACTTGCTTGATGTTTTAGATGCGTTAGAAATAGCAGAAGAAGAGGATCAACTTACACAAGATATAGGTTCTATAAGTTTAACAGGCACACAGTTTGGGCAAGATCCAGACACACAAATAATATCTTTTATAGATGGTGAAAAACTTACACTTATAAGAGCTGTAAACAACAGCGCAAGAGTAGATTTAGACACTAGTGGAAGCTATACTGTAATCTTTATACAAGATGGTGTTTCTAAAACTATCAAAGTAAACGGAGGCAGTAGTAGTATTATTACTATTAGACAAAGCCAGTGAAATATAAAATATTTATATGTTTGTTTGCTTTACTATCACTACCACTTATATTTCAAAGCCAACCTACAGAAATACTAAAACTTAAATTTTTTGACGCTTTTGTAGAACAAAAGGAGCCATCTAACTTTTTTACCATATTAAACTTAGATGAAGAGTTTATAGCAGATGAGGGTGGTTGGCCTTTACCCAGACAAAGATTAGCTGAGATACATGTAGATATTTTAAATGCTGGAGCTCTAGGTGTTGGGTGGGTCATATCCTTCCCACAACCAGACCGTATGGGCGGTGATGAAGTTTTCGCAGAAGTTCTAAGTTACGGTGGTTCTGTCCTAGCTATGTTTGAGAATCCAAACGGATCATACCCTCAAACTTCTGGTACAGTTTTACTAGGTCCTGATGTAGGTGGTATGATAAGTCAGGGAGTAGTGCAGAATATTGATGTACTTAAACTGTCTGCGGATCAAGGTATTGCTACTGCTCCCGTAGACGTTGATCAATTAGTCCGCAGAATACCACTTTTACTTAGAACTCCAGATGGCTTTGTATCCGCCTTTGGTACCGAAGTAATGAAAATGCTTGCTGGTAATAATACTTACATTATAAAAACTAATGATAATGGTATAGAAGAAATAACTGTGCAAGGACTAGCTCCTGTAAAAACAGACAGTCTTGGACGTAAGTGGATAAGCTGGGTCGACACACCACACACAACACTAGAAGAACTAGATGTTGCTAATAAGTTTGTTTTTATTGGTGTAACAGCTAACGGTATCATGCCGCAAATCGCAACTCCGGTTGGATTATTAGAACCACACAAGATTCAAGCAGCATTATCTGAATCAATTTTAATTCCTGACAGTCCATATATACCAGATTTTGCTTTTGCCTTGGAAATTTTAATTTTTGCAATTTTTGTAGCTTTGACGTGGCTCTCAATCAATTATCTTGGTGTTGTTAAGGGCATAAGTCTCGCTGGAGTTTTACTGCTCACCAACGGCTTCTCAAGCGTTTTTTTAATCAAAAAAGGCATTTTAGTAGATTTTACCTGGACTTTTGTATCGCAAGTGCTCACAAGCGCAACAGCTTTTTATATAAACTATCGTAAGCAGTACAAATTACGTCAACAAATTAAAAAACAATTTGAACATTATTTAGATCCAAGACAAGTAAAACACTTACAAAATAATCCTGAAGCACTAAAACTTGGTGGCGAAAAAAGATACTGTACTTTTTTATTTACTGATGTGCGTGGATTTACCGCTTTATCTGAAATTTTGGAGCCAGAAGAGGTTACACACATTATGAATAGAGCTTTAACGATACAATCTAATGCTGTAAAAAAATATGGCGGTATGGTAGATAAGTATATTGGTGACGCTATGATGGCTATATTTAATGCGCCAATAGATTTGGATCATCATGAAGATATGGCTATACAAGCAGCACTACAAATTATACAAGATATGGAAGAAGCAAATATAGGTGTAAATATTGGTATCGGTATTAATAGTGGCGAAGCTTGTGTTGGTAATATGGGTAGTGATACTAGATTTGATTATAGTGCTATAGGGGATGCAGTAAATACTGCTGCAAGACTTGAAAGTGCAACTAAAGATGTCGGCGTAGATTTAATAATAGGGCATAACACTAAAAAATCTTGCAATTTTAAGTTAGAATTACTAAAACCAATTAAAGTTAAAGGTAAAAAACACTCTTTAGCAATATATACTATTAAATAATATGGTTAATAAAAGACTAACAGTTCAAGACGTGGCTAAAGATTTAGCTGTATCAAAGAAAGAAAACGCAGAGCGTTGGAAAACTGCTTTCAACGAGTTTGCAGATATTAAACAAGAAATCGCATCTATAAATACAACTATTAGAATGGCAACATTTGGCGTTTTTAGTTTTATTGGTGCTTTATCAATTGCAGTATTTACTACGGTGATATTATGAAAAAATTAATTAAAGGCATTTTAGGTCAAGTAGCGCCTACTATTGGAACTGCTTTAGGTGGTCCTATGGGTGGTATGGCAGGTAATATGATTGCAGATGTGCTTGGTTGTGCCAACAATCCAAAAGACATACAAACAGCAATACAAAATGCTACGCCTGAGCAAATGATGCAAATAAAACAAGCTGAACAAGATTTTAAAGTAAAGATGAAAGAACTTGAGGTTGATGTATTTAAGCTGGAAACAGAAGATAAACAAAATGCAAGAGGTATGTTTAGTAAAGATTGGACAGCAAGAATTATAGGTATAGCTACTATTGGAGGTTTTTTAGGTTATATATTTTTGGTAACACTACAGCCTCCAGAGCAAAATAGTGAGGCTTTGATAAATCTTGTACTAGGATATTTAGGAGGATTAGCAAGTGCTATTATTTCGTTCTATTTTGGAGCGTCTCACTCAGGCGATAAAGGAGAGTAACATGCAAATTTCAGAGGAAGGAAAGTCACTTATTAAAAAGTTTGAAGGTTGTGAATTAGAAGCTTACAAATGCGCCGCAGGAAAATGGACAATAGGTTTTGGCCGAATAAAAAATGTAAAAGAAGGAGATAGTTGTACACAAGAACAAGCAGACAAGTGGTTGGAGGAAGAGCTGCCTGTGTATGGAGCATACGTAAGTGATGCAGTATTAGTGCCGCTAGAGCAAAATGAATTTGATGCTTTAGTTGCTTGGACTTATAACTTAGGTCCATCAAATCTTAACAACTCCACTATGTTAAAAGTTCTTAATGACAATAAAAAAAATGAAGTACCACATCAAATGCGTAAATGGAATAAAGCAAGAGTTAATGGAGAGAAAGTTGTCTTACCAGGACTAGAACGCAGAAGATTAGCAGAATCTTTACTGTTTGAAGGTAAAGAATGGCATGAGGTTTAGTGTATGCCCTTACAGAAAACAGTATTTAGACCAGGCATAAACAGAGAAGGTACCGCATACGATAACGAAGGCGGTTGGTTTGATTGCAATCTTGTAAGGTTTAGAAAGGGCAGGCCAGAAAAGTTTGGTGGTTGGGAAAAGCTTACAACTAACACATACTTAGGTACCGCAAGAGCCTTACACGCTTGGATTTCACTAGAGGGTACAAAATATTTGGGTGTAGGCACTCATCTTAAATATTATATTGAAGAAGGTAATAATTTTAATGATATTACTCCAATAAGATCAACAACTTCAGCTGGTGACGTAACTTTTTCTGCAACTAATGGGAGTAGTGAAATAACTGTTGCTGATACTGCACACGGGGCAGTAAAAAACGATTTTGTTACTTTTAGTGGCGCTGCTTCTTTAGGCGGTAATGTTATCGCTGCTGTACTAAATCAAGAGTATCAAATAGATTCTATTGTAAATGCTAACAGCTATAAAATAATTGCAAAAGACACATCTGGCACAACGGTTACTGCAAATTCTTCTGATAGTGGTAATGGTGGATCTTCTGTTGTAGGTGCTTATCAGGTAAATGTTGGCCTAGATGTTTACGTCCCTGGTACTGGTTGGGGACTTAATGGTTGGGGTGAAGGTGCTTTTGGGCAAGCAGCTGCACTTTCAAATACTAATCAGCTTAGGCAGTGGACACATGATAATTTTGGTGAAAATTTAATTCTTAACCAAAGAAACGGCGGTATATTTAGATGGCTAGAATCAGGCGGCACATCAACAAGAGCTGCAAATTTATCTACTGTTTCTGGTGCGAATCTAGTGCCAACAAAAGGATTACAAGTTATAACATCAGAAATTGATAGACATCTTATAGTTTTAGGTGCAGATCCTATTAGTGGTACTTCAAGAACAGGCACAATAGATCCTATGCTTATTGCTTTTAGTGACCAAGAAAATGAGCTAGAGTTTGAACCCAAATCGACTAATACGGCAGGATCTTTAAGACTTTCATCTGGATCTTCTGTTATTGGCGCTGTTAAAGCAAGACAAGAAATATTGGTGTGGACAGATACCGCCCTTTACAGTATGCAATTTGTTGGGCCGCCTTTTACATTTGCGGTAAATCTTATTAATGAAGGTACAGGATTAGTTTCACCAAAAGCAGCAATAACAGCCCCATCAGCAGTATATTTTATGAGCTACAATAACTTTTACTTTTATAATGGTTCAGTAAATACTTTACCTTGTTCGGTACATAATTATGTATTTAGCGACATAAACCTAACACAGTCTTTTAAAATACATGCATTTACCATAAAAGATAAAAATGAAGTAGGTTGGTTTTACTGCTCATCCAGTAGCGATAGTATTGATAGGTATGTCATATATAATTATGCAGAACAATTATGGTTTTATGGTCAACTTACTAGAACTGCTTGGCTAGACTCTGGTATAGAAAACTACCCAAGAGCAGTGGCTAATAGTTATTTATATCAACAAGAATTAGGTTTTGATGATGACGGATCACCTATGACTGGTGTATTTATAGAGAGTTCAGACTTTGATTTAGGTGATGGTGAGCAATTTGCTTTTGCCCGCAGGATAATTCCAGATTTTAAATTTATTGAAGATCAAAACAATTGTTCTGTAAATGTTGTGGTAAAAACAAGGAATTTTCCAGGTGATTCATTAACTACAAACTCTACAAACGAAGTATCTAGTACAACACAACAATCTTTTATTAGAGCAAGAGCTAGGCAAATGGCTTTGCGTGTTGAATCTAATGATGATGCTTCTAATAACGGTAATTTAGGCGTAGGGTGGCGTTTAGGCGCAACAAGAATAGATATAAAAGCAGACGGTAAAAGATGAGCAAACTGCTACCAACGCAGTTACCGTTAGCACAATCTGAGGTAACGCCAGAGCTTTTTAACCGCCTAATAAGATTATTAGAAATAAATTTAGGTGCAGTAAACCTTGATAATACTCGTCAAGTAAGCGAAAATGAGTTAGAAATCTTAAATTTCAATCCAGGTAGTATAATCTGGAATACAACACTCGAAGTGTTGCAGGTCTATACCGGCTCAAAATGGGTTAATATAGGCACCCCTCTTGTTAATGATGGACTGGAGGCAACAAGCGCACTAGGTAAGGTAACCGTTACAAATAACAAAGCCGTATCTATCAAACTTGCTAATTTTGGAAAATAAACATACTTTTTAAGTATTTACGCTAAAATAACAAATACTATGGAAGGAGATATGCAGGATAAATTAGCACAACCACAACTAGAGGACACACAAATAGTTCACGCCGCACCAGGCGAGATGGTAGTTCCACCAGTTATTAGCAATACTACACAACAGTTAATTAATAGAGATATGCAGGCTGTTGGTCTAAATCCAACGGATTATGTTGTTGGTAATGGTAAAATTAATCAATTGACTGGATTACAACAATTTGGTTTTTTATCTGATGTATTTAAAAAAGTAAAAAAAGTAGTAAAAAAAGTAGCACCTATTGCTGTAAGTTTTATTCCTGGAGTTGGCCCAGTAGCTAAAGCAGCATTAACAGCAGTAGCAGGAAAAGCATCAGGTATGGATACCAAAGATGCATTATTAGCTGGTTTGACTGCTGGAGCTGGAGCTAAGTTCGCAGGTTCTGGTTCTGGAAGTGCATTAAAAGGTTTAAAAGGCTTAAAAGGCAGTTCAGGTAAATTTTTTGGTGCAGATGGAACTTTTAGAAACATTTTAGGCGCAGGTAAAGAATTTATTTTGCCAGGTGAGGATAATAAAGGTTTGTTTAAAAACATTTTTGGTGATCGCTTAGGTTCTGGTCAAATGACAGGCGAAGTAACAACGACTGTTGACGATTTTGGTACGCCACAATATGAGCTTAATGGCCGTATAGTTACAAGATCTGAGCTACAACAGATGGGATACTCATTTGATGAAAACAATAATCCTATCGCACCACAAAGAAAAGGTTTATTTGGTTTAGGAATAGGCCCAAAATTAAGAGATACATTTTTAGGAACAGGAGAACAAGGAGGATTATTAAGTGGCCTAGGACAAATAGGACAAGGGCAAGGTGGAATGCCAGGTGGTTTAGGAGCACTTGCATTAGCTGGTCTTTATGGTCAATTTGTAAAAAGAGCAGCTGAAGATAGAGAAGGTGGATTGACTGACATAAGAGCATCTAGACGACCAGATTTAATGGCGCAACCTGTTTATCAAGGATTTGATTTAGGTGTTAGAAAAATGGCGGCATACGGCGGTACAGCAGAAGGCAGACCAGGATTTGCAAAAGGAGGTGCACTAAATCCAGAATTATTTGAATTAGATTACCGTCAAGTAGGTGGGCCAACAATAGGTATTGGTACAGGTACATCTGATGATATACCCGCTATGTTAAGTGATGGTGAGTATGTCTTTACCGCATCAGCTAATAATGGCGCAGGTGCATTTGATATATCTAAATCAAAAGATTCAATCATGCTGACACCAGATGGTAAACCAAACAGAGAAAAAGGTGCTAAAAACTTAGGCATGCTTATGGATATGTTTGAAGATACTGATAAGAGGCTTTCTTAATGGCTTTATTAAAAAAACTATTTAAAAAAAATATAGCTAGAAAAGCCATTAAAACTCCATCTTTTTTAGATAGAGATAGAACTCCGCCTCCTAATCAACAACCAATGACAAGGGCCCTTCCAATACAAATTACTCCTGGAGTAACATCACCAATTTTAGAATTTAACGGAGATGATCAAGTAGCAGTTGGTAGACCT